GATTCAGCGGATGGTCCGGGCGCGTGGCGGCAACGTGCAGCAGATTCTCAGTCCCCCGCGCGGCCGGTAACTAGGAGAGGAGAGGGCTGATGCCCTTCACGGTATGGAATGGTCCGGCGCCGACGACGGCTGCGCAGCAGGCGGTGACGACCGGTACGGCGATCAAGACGATGCTGCAACTGGCGACCCCGTCGACCACGCAGATTCAGATCCTGGAGTGGGGGTTCAGCCTCGACGACCCGCCGGGTGCGGACGGTGTGGTGGAGCTGTTGCAGACGGACGTCGCGGCCACAGTGACCGCGCACGTTGCGGCGACGGGCGTGGTCAACCTCGACCCGAACGGGCCGACGACGCTCCTCACGGTCGGCACCTCGGCCACGGGCTACACCGCGTCCGCGGAGGGGACGACGACGGCGGCCAGGTCGTTCGATGTGGTGTCCCTGTCCTCGGTGTCGGGTGAGTCCGGGCTGTCCTACGTGCGGACGTTCATGCCGGACGACCGGCCCATCGTCGCGGTCAGCAAGTTCTTGAGGATCCGGGCGACGACGCCGACCACTGCCGCTGACATGCGGTGCTGGATCACCTTCCAGCAGGTGGGCTGACCTATGCCGCAGATCGCCCCATTCGTCTCGGCGTTCCGGCGCCGCCTTGCCAACCTGCCCGGCCCTGCGGTCGGGACGGGGGAGGCGTCGAACGGGCAGCCCGTCATGGTGGAGCTGTTCGTCGGGGGCGTGTGGGTCGACATCACCAGCTACTGCATGGTCCGTGATGACTCCGGTCAGATCTCCCTGAGCTACGGGATCACGGGTGGCGAAGGCTCGCAGACGGACCGGGCGCAGGGCGGGCTTCAACTCCGCAACCCTGACGGCCGGTTCTCGCCCCGCACTCCGACGGGCGCGTACTTCGGGCAGATCGGCCGCAACACGCCTCTGCGGATCTCGACCCCGGACGGGAGCGGCGGCAAGAGCTACCGGCTGTGGGGTGAGGTGACGGAGTGGGCCGCAGGCTGGGACCCGACCGGGTCGGACGTGTGGTCGGACGTGTCGGTGTCGGGGATCATTCAGCGGCTGGCGCAGGCTCCGGCGCCTGAGCGGTCGGTGATCTACACCGCGGTCATGGATCCGGTCGCGTCGTCGGTGGTGGCGTACTGGCCGTGCGAGGACGCCTCGGATGCGACGTCGATCGCGTCGGCGATGGTCAGTGGCTCGCCGATGAGCATCACGGGCACCGCCGAGCTGGCCAGCTACACCGGGGCCAACGCGTCCGACCCGCTGCCTGTGCTGACGTCGGCGACGTTGAGCGGGGGCGTCGCCAAGTACGACGATCCGAGCGGCACACAGATCCGCTTCCTGTGCTTCATCCCGGCGGCCGGGCTGTCGGACGGCAAGGTCATCTGCTCGATCGACCAGGTCGACTACTCGGCGGGCGCGCCGCAGTTCTGGGAGGTGTACTACTCGACGACCGACGCGAGCAACAGCCTGGTGCTGCGGACCTGCGCGTCGGACGGCACGTTCCTGGGCGTGATCCTGCCTCATACCCTCGATGTCCGCGGGCGGCTGCTGTACGTATCGGTCGAGCTGCCGGAGTCAGGTACGGGCACAACGCGGGCCCTGCGTCTGAAGGACATCGCAACGTCCCAGACGTACAGCGTCACCGACTCGGCTGTGCTGCCGACGTTGACGCGGGTGACGCGGGTGCAGTTCGGTCCGGCGTCCCGCAGCGCGGTGGGTCCGATCGGCACGGCGTTCCTGCCGGGGGTCGCGGTTGGTCACGTCACGGTGGAGAACGCGATCACCGACATGGACGCGCTCGGCGTTCGCCTCAACCCTGTCGGGGAGAGGGCGGGCCGCAGGATCCAACGCCTGTGCGCAGAGGAAGGCATCCCGTTCGACTGGGTCGGGGACTTGGACGACACGGTGGCGCTCGGGGCGCAGGGCCGGCAGAACTTGCTGTCCCTGGTGCAGGAGGCGGTCCTCGCGGATGGCGGGCTGCTGTACGAGAACCGCGGTGTGCTCGGCCTGGGGTATCGGACGCGGGCGTCGCTGTACGTGCAGGACCCGGCGCTGATCCTCGACTACCCCAGCTACAACCTGGCGGCCGTCCCGGTGCCGGTGGAGGACGACCGGTTCGTGCAGAACAAGGTGACGGTCACCGTGAACGGGGTGGCCGGCTTGTATGAGGCGACGGACGGAACGCTGTCGACGGCGCTGCCTCCGGCCGGGATGGGCGTGTACGGATCCGATGTGACGCTGAACCTGGCGGACTCGAAGTCGACGACGCTGCGGGACCAAGCCGCGTGGCGGGTCCGGCTCGGCACCGTCGACGAGGCCCGCTTCCCACAGATCTCGGTGAACCTGATCCACCCGAGCATCACCCCCGACATGCGGCGCGCGATCCTCGCACTCCGGCTGGGCGACCGGGTGCAGATCACCAACCCCCCGTCGTGGCTGCCCCCTGACACCATCGACCAGCTCGTCCTCGGCATGTCCGAGACCATCACGCACTTCGAGCACCGGCTCACCTTCACGTGCGCGCCGGCGTCCCCGTACAACCAGGTCGGGTTCCTCGACGGGTCGACGGCCCGTCTGGATACGGATGACTCGGTGTTGCTGTCCGCGCCGAGCACGGTGGACACGACGCTCGATGTGGCCCCGGTCCTGGACCCGACGATGCTGTGGACCACCGACGTCGCTGAGGTGCCGTGGGATATCCGGGTGGGTGGTGAGGTGATGCGGGTGACCACGGTCGCCTCGAAGCTCACGGACTCGTTCACCCGTACCTCGGCCAGCAGTTGGGGCACCACCGATACGGGACAGGCGTGGACCACTGCGGGCGGTAGCGCGTCCGACTTTGCGGTGGCTGCGGGTGTCGGCACGCACACCCTGACCAGCGTCGACGTCAGCCGCAGGGTTTTCACGGACATCACGTACCCGGGCTGTGACCTGTACGGGAGCGTCACGACCAGCGCGGCCGCGACCGGTGCGCCGATCTATGCGGGGCTGACCGCCCGGTATATCGACATCGACAACCTGTACATGGCCAGGCTCGCGTTCTCGACGGCGAACGTGCTGACGATGGCGATCGTCCGCCGTGTCGCCGGGGCGGAGTCGGTACTCGGCTCGTCGGTGCTGTCGTACACGTACACCCCGGGAGCGTTCTTCCGGATCAGGTTCCAGGCGATGGGCGCACGCCTGCGGGCGAAGGCGTGGCCGGTGGCGGATGTGGTGGAGACCCCGGAGTGGCAGGTCACTGTCGCGGACGGGACACATTCGTCGGCGACGTCGGTGGGGGTGCGGTCGATTCTCGAAGTCGGCAACACCAACGTCTCGCCCGTCGTGTCCTTCGACGACCTGGCCGTGGTCAACCCGCAGAAATTCACCGTGACCCGCAGCATCAACGGCGTCGTCAAAGCCCACAGCGCGGGCGCGAACGTCCGCCTCGCTACCCCCACCTACTTCTCCCTGTAAGGAGGCTGCCCGATGGCTGAGGCCTACCCGACATACCTCGCGGGACAGCGGATCACCGCGGCGCTGGTACGCGCCGGACAGCCGCAGGTCGCCCGTAAGACCTCCGACACCGCACGCGCGGCAACGACGACGGCCACGGCCGACCTGCACCTTCAGTTCGAGGTGGTCGCGAACGGGGTCTACACGTGGAACGGGTGGATCAAGTACGACGGGCCCACCGCCGCGGACTTGAACGTGGACTTCAGCGCGCCGTCCGGTGCGCTTGGCGAGTGGACTGCGATCGGTGCCGGTCACTCCCCGGTGATCGGTGCGTCGGCTGCACCGGCGCTGATCACGGACACGCAGGATGCGCGCGGCTACCTGATGCGCGTCGAAGCCAACGACGTCACCAGCGCCCGCTCCTACGGAACGCTCGGCACGGGCGGGATCCCGCTCACGCTCCAGATGTACGGGACGCTGCGGGTCGGTTCGACCGGGGGGACGTTCTCGCTGGACTGGGCGCAGCTCGTATCGAACGCCACCGCGGTGACCTTGTACACGGACTCGTGGCTGTCCATGCTGCGCGTCGCCTGAGGAGGGAACGGACCATGGCCTGGTACCCGGGTGCCACAAGGATGGAGCTCCAGCCGGAGTCGGACGCGCAGCCGGCGATCCGGCCGACGCAGTTCATCGTGCACAGCATCGTCGCCCCGTGGACTCCGCAACGGACGTATGAGTACTGGCGGGACTCCACCAATCTGGAGTCGCACTTCGGCCTCGGCTATGACGGGTCACTGGGGCAGTTCATCGGGACGCACACCCGAGCGGACGCGAACGCGGCGGCGAACCGGCGGCCGGACGGGACCGGGGCGGTATCGCTGGAGTCCGCCTCGAACCTGGAGGCTTCGGACCCGTGGACGGCAGAGCAGGTCGAGGCGCTCATCCAGCTCGGCGTGTGGCTGCACAAGACGGAGGACATCCCGCTGCGGATCTGCCGCAACGAGGACGACCCCGGCTTCGGCTACCACCGGATGTTCAACGCGTGGAATCCCTCGGCGCACTCGTGCCCGGGTGACACCCGCGCGAGGCAGTTCTACAGCGTCGTGTTCCCGGGCATCGTCGCCCGCGCGGCCGGCGCACCCATCGAGGAGGACGACATGCCCACTGCTGCTGAGGTCGCGCGGGAGGTGCTCACCCTGGACGGGATCATCTCCGTCCCGGGCGCCCCGGCGACGAACCCGACGTGGACGCTGTCCAGTTCGGTCACCGAGATCCTCAAGCGGATCGACAAGGCGAACACCGCGCTCGCCGGACAGGCCGCTGCAATCACCGCGCTGGCCGGGCAGCTCGGCAAGAACGTCGATACCGCGGCGGTCGTCGCGGCTGTCGACAAGGCCATCGCGGCTGCGGTGGTTCACGTGCACGTCGACGTCACCGGACAGGAGTCCTGATCATGTCTGACCTCAACCTCCCCAACGCAGACACCGTGGTGAAGACCGCGGCCACCTACGCGCGCGACCTCGCCGAACGCAC